TTCAGAAATTATAATTTGAGCGCTCCCAAAATCTCTGCTTAAAACAAGGCCTAACGCCGTCATTGTACCGATCATGTTTTCAGCAAATTGACCAATTGCAGATAATTGGTCAACGCTAATTGATGAAAAAACGATCATTGCTTTTGTGGCTAGATCTATACTATGAGTAATTGAGTTTTTGCCCGCTATTGACTCAATTAAATCTTGCAAAACGCCCTTAGAAATTACGTCAAATTGCGCCATGATTCTTTGAAAATTAGCCATTGATTTAATTGCTGATTCGTCTAAATTAACGCCGAATTCTTTCGCCATTGCTGACATTTCGTCTAAATTTTGTAATGCTCCGGATTGAATTAAACCAGGGCCCGCCTTTTTTCCAAACAATTCCATCATGACGGCGTTTCTTTCTGTTCCGGCCTGCATTTTGCTTAATGATTTAATTGTTTCATTAAAAACTGAATCAGAATCTTTTAATTTTCCGTTTGAATCGGCAACTTTAATTCCTAAATCTGCGAATGTTGCCGCTAAATTTTTGTTTCCTCTCGTTGCCTCTCGCATGTTAGTTTGAAATTTTATTAATCCGCCCTCAAGATTTGAAAATTCAATTCCCGATCCTTTTGCGGCTAATCTCAGACCTGCTAACGTTTCAATTGCGATTCCACTTTTTGCGCTTGCATCAGTTAATTCATTCGTGAGATCTGCGATCTCTTGTGTCAGTGCAATCGCTCCGGCCCCTATGGCGACGAATGACGCCCCCACGATACTGGCGGCGGCGCCTAACTGCTTAAAGTCTTTTGCTCCTCTTTTTGCGGCGGCTGATGACGCTTTCATGGCTTTTTTAGAGGCGGCGGCGGATCTTTTGGCGGCGCTTTCTGCCTGTTTTAATTGCCGATCCAAAGCACCGACCATTTTTTTGGCTTCTTTAGCTGTGACGTTTGGCATTTGAGCTAGTTTTTTTGTCAGATCTGACATGTTCGCTTTGTAGCTAATTTCGATCGATTCTTTCTTTTCTGCCATAATAATTACCTTTTGAATAGATCTTTAGCTAGCGATTTAACTATGATTTTACTGCTTTTTCTCATCGGTTTGATTAATAATTCTCGCGCCGGTTTTTTGCCTTGTGGCTCAATTATTCGATCGCCGGTTTTAGTTTTTGGATCTTCCCCGTATTTGATTGCCCAAGAATATGACGCGGTATTTTTTAGAAATACTACAATATTACCATTAGAGTCGACTCGAATCCCACGCTTAAATTTGTTCCATGAATTTTGGGATTCGTCCTTAAAAGTATAAATCCCTGTTCGTCTATCGTATTTTTTTGTTAGTTGCCGTTTGGGCCAATTTTCTCGTGCCTCTTTTTCGATCTTTTCTATTTCTTCCATGGCTGTTTTCTCAAAATTTGGGGCTAGTTTTTTGATTGTATCCAAAAAGAATTTATCCATGTCTTTATTCATTGAGATAGAGGCGCGCCCTGTTGTTATCGTTTTCTTTGCCATTTGACCCCCACTAATGCCCGGTTTTTTCTGTACAAACCATTTGATTTTTTAGTTATCTTTTTGTGTTTTTCATGCTCCTCTTTTGTCTGATTTTCAATTCTATACATGGCAATTAAATTACTTTGTGAATCTGAATCTAAAGAAGAAAACCAATTTGGACCCCTCCCCCATTCTTTTGAAATTGTCAGTCCTAAATAATCTAATCTGCCACGCTCTGATCGATAAAATTTTCTTTTTCCTCGACCTCGTTTAGAAAATCAATTCCTTGCACCATTAACGCCATACATTGAGCGCCCGCCGTGATAATATCAACGAACGTTAACCCCGCCTCCAAAAGACGATCAAGAATTTTGTGGCCAAATTCTACCGGGTCACCTGTTCTAATATTGTACGCCGGTAACGCCCTGGAACCGTCTAAACAAACAGCGATCGCCGCCGCTGATAGCCTCAAATTCTGCGCCTGATTGATTCCACCTGACCCCCATATCATGACGAAATCGGAACACGTAGCCATAGATTTGGGTTGAACTGGAGTATGAACCCCAAGTTTTTTTAAGTTAATTTTCATTTTTTTATCCTTTTTTTGAAAATATAAATCCCTAGTCGAAAACTAGGGATTCATTTAATTATTATACTGCTGTAATTGTTGAACCACCAAAAACCGTAAATGAGATAGAAACCGAATCCGGATCGCCCTCGGTAAAATCATAGCTATCAATGATACATTTGCTTAGCACAACATGAGAGTCCACAGGATCGCCAACCACTGAACCCAGGGCGATATATTTTATATCAATACAATATTGCTCGACATACGGAACGCCGGTTAATCCTGTTGAAATATTACCAGAATAGCCGCCCGCCTTTGTAAGAAAATCGATAATAGTACCGGCACCTACTGAGGCTTCAGTAAATTGTCGAAGATGAAAAGAAAACGTTCCGGATAATTGCTGATCGTCGCCCTTTCTTACTGTTGTTGTAGTTCCACGATCACGAATTACTGTACTTGTGAACGTGTTCGGTGTGTTAATTGTCATGTTACCATCTTCGTAAGCTACCACTAAAGTAACGGGTACACCGGTTCCGTCGATTAACGTGATACTACCGTCACGACGTGTTTTAGGAATTGTAGAGTAGGCCATGAGTGGCTCCTATTGTAGGGGGATATAATGCGAGATTGCAAATTGAATTGTAAAAATTAAATACTCGCCCGATTCCGTAAGATTGTTTTGTGATCTGGCGAATCGAATATGTGTATTAGTATATAACGGGGCGGCTCTATTAGTGATCGCTCTAATAGCAAGATCGGTCTGATCGAATCCTTCATCATAGGATAACAATTGATCATGTGGATTAATGCGATATGAGATCTTGATACTACAATTAGTTTCTGACTGAATCCCCTCGGACTGGCGTTGACGATCCTCGATAATTCCTGTTGAATCTAACATGCCAATTGCGAATAATTGATTAGCTATTATGTTAGGCGCCGCCTCAAATCGATCGTAGGGGTTACGCGCCTCTCTTAAGCCTATCCCAATTAATACGTCCCTCATTCTCTGACGGATTAATGATATGTGTACAGCGCTCATCTACGGCGCCATGTTGTTGAAGCCCGGCGACCTGGTGACGGGGTGCGATTCGTAAAAATCACAGGATAACCAGCTCTTTTTTTTCCATCATCGTCAATTAAACCATCTTGGTCAACGTCATATTTGAATTGAATTGTCTTAAAATCTGTTTCAAATTCGGCTTTATATTCTCTTGCTAGGTCGATATATCGACCATCTCCAAGACCGGTTGAATCTGCGTCCCTATAGATAAAATAGAGGGTTAAACTCTGATGAACGGCTCTAAGCGATTCCGGTGACATGATTAAATACTCTAGATTACCCATGTCGCGTAATTTCTGGATAATCTGACACCATGCCTCATCTAATTTAATCTGATATGAAGATTGTCCACTAGGTCTAATATTAGATAGATCAGCATGCAACGCCTCCAAATCTAGATCGGATACGACCGGATACAATGAAGATTTAGCAAGCGCGCACGGTGATCGAAATATGTGAATCTCTCCATCTAGCGTCAACGTCCATATTTGCATATAATTATCAGAATATGACAGGGTACTAGGGAGACTACCGGCAAGTATCGCATAATTGGCGATCCCTCCGGATATGGTGGCGGCTGTTGTTGGTATTATATCGGTTCCATTACCATCAATTAATTGGAATGTTGCGACTGTAGGCGTGACTATAGCATTATCACGATAGACCGGAAGATCGGCGTTGTAGCTCCTCCCTCGTTCTAATACGTCAGGAATTCGAATTCTTGGAGCATAGAATCGATTTGTTGCCATTATTAGATAGCCGCCCATACAACGCCGTCACAATATACATTAGTTGACACGCCTGTTGCAAGGGTTGCAACTGTTCCGCCGGCGGCGTCTTTTACCGTGATAGCGGCGGCGCCTGTGCTTTTAATCTTGTAATAACGACCATCTAGCAACGACGGAAGAATTAAATCTTGAACCAAGGCGGCGCTTAAAATTTGCACTTCTGAATCAATGTCAGTTAGCGTTTTTGTTCCAATAATTGTCTCAACGTTAAGAAATCCTTTTCTGAGAATTGTACGTGGAATTTTAAAAAATGGTTTATCCGAAAATGCCATTTGACACCCCTTTATTATCTGGTTTTAGTTATTTGTTTCTTTGTTCGTTTCTTTTTGCGCGCTTGACGATCTCGGCTCTGACTATTTCACGTGACACGTTTTTTCCGGCGTTCTGATTTTCTTTAATAATTCGGTTTGTTACTCGTTCGACTTGCTCTCTGGTTGGCATTATATCGCCTCTCTTTTGCTAATATTTGAAAATGCTTTATCTATATTTTTCAAAAGTTCTTTAAATTCTGCAATTTCTTTTTTTACTTCTGGAAGGTGTTGATCTTTAATTCGGCGATCTATTTGTCGACCAATTTTATTAGCTAACATGATTTTAATTTCTTGATCCGGTAGAGCAACATGCCCATTTTTAATAATTTCACGCTTGAATTTATTAAGTGCTTTTTCATCGGTTGACCATAGAATTTTGTTACCTAATTTTCTCGGAGTTTGGAAAATTGTAGTGTAGAATTTCCCGCCGCCCGTAGTTGTAAATTCTTGCAAATAATTTAGAGTGTGTGGCAAAATTGTGAACCCTTGCTCTTGCATTTTCATCCGCGTTGATCTTGAATCTGTTGACCCGTCTAGTCTAGACGATACGCCATTAACTCCCGGCGTTTCTGCGATATGCATGAAGGTGGGCATAAATTCCCATGTGCCGTCAATTTTTGTCAGCGACCAATCATAAATTCCAATTGCAATGTAAAACGGGCTGTTTGCCTGTATTTTAATTCTTTCGCCGCCGTCGCCGGTTTGGCGACCTGTAAACAATTTTCCTGAAATCATAATTTTTTAATCCTCTTTTTAATGATTTGTTGATCCCTAAAATAGGGGGGTGAGAGAGTGAAAAGGATTAATAAACACCCTCTCACCCCCAAAACTTTTAATTATTTGTCAGTTACAATTTTTACGATACGATCCGCGTCAATAATGCCGGCTCCTACGTACATGTTACCAACGTACTCATTAAGGTCCTTAGATGAATCGCGCTGCTGTTCTACTACCATCGGAGTACCCGCCGGCAATAGTCGCCCATCATTTGTTTCAATTGGTGTCAACGATCCCATGTTCCAACCAACCGCACCTAATGACATCATGGCGCCAATATAATCGGTTCCTGTTGATGTTACATAGTTTGATTTGTAGATCTCAACACCACCAATTGAACCGACATAACCCGGCGCCTTAGCTTTAAGCATGTCCGCTGTAGCGCCTAGAAATGACAGCGCATTATTAGACTCTGATCGAAGACTAGATCGAAAATCGTTAAATTGTGTACTGTGTAATACCATTCCAAAAGGCCCGGTGTTTGAAGCAGTTTCTAATTTAAACATTGCGTCGAAAAAATCATCAACCGACATGTCAACGCCTGAAGTTCCGGCGGTTAATGTAGCGGCGGCAAAAGTTCCCGTAATTACTGATTGAAGATACGCCTCGCCCGATTGTACAAGCCCTTTAGCAAGATCTAATGGGTTTAAGCCCATGCCAGATCCGGCGGCTAACGCTGTCACGTCGTAACGCAGGGCGGCGCGCCCCACGGTAATATCAGAAGCAACAAAACTAGGCGTCGTTGAAGTAACTTCAACCCCGTCACCGATTGAAACAAATGGTGTTTTTGCGCCCATGTTGCTCAGTGCTACTCGCGTTGTATCAGAATTTGTTTTTCCAATATCGCCAATAAATGTAACGCCCACGGCGGTTTGTAGATTTGAAAGATCGGCTAATTGAAAAAGTACTTCGTTTTGTAGTGCGTAAGCTAAGCGGATTCCGTTTGCGTATGCTCCGGCAGAATCTGACGCTATTGCGTAATTTAATGTGGCCATGATAGGCTCCTAATTTTAATCGGTGGATATATAAGAAGAGATAATTTTTTGGATTATCGGCTTTTTACGGGAGCGACCCGATCCAATGTATTAATTGCGACTCCGCCCGATTCAATAGGGCATGCGCCAATTGATATAATCGTAGCATGAAGTTAAAAAAAAGGCAAAAAAAAAGCTAAATCCGGATTGATCTAGCCTGTAACTATTAAAAAAATGATGAGTTTAATTTCTAGTTTCAATCATAATATAACCGATTTAATTATTTCATCCAACCATTATCGCGGGCGATCTGCTCTCTGTGCATGGCCCATCCCTCTGGGCTTAATGCTCGTTTGTGAATTTGCTCTTTTGTGTATCCGCTAGGTGTGACCACTCCGGCGTTACCGTTCGGCGGTGGTGTTTGTGGTTCTTGGATCGCCGCCGGTTGTGCCTGTGGCGCTTGTGGCGCTTGTGGTGCTTGATTTTGTGGGATATGAGATCGCAATAATGCCGGGGCGGTTTCTGGATTCTGTGTAATCCCATCTAGCCAAGAATTAAAATCTGGTTTTTCTCCTTCAGTTATCCCGGCTATGTGCTGTTCAAATTGATTCTCAAATCCTGATCTAATTGATAAATCTGTTCCGATTCCCTTTGCGCTTAGGTGGTTTTGTCTGGAAAAATGCGATCTTTCTGTTGTTAAATTGGCCTGTAAAGAATTTACTTGCTCCTGAAGAGTGTCGACCATTGCTAGACGATTCGCCGCCTCGTCATATCTGCCCTGGAGTGATGATAACGACTCGTTAGCTATGTTTAATTTCTCTGAGAATTTAGAAATTCTTGAACTTATTACCTGTTCAGCCTCAACTTTCAACATGTGAATTGACGGATCAAATTTAATTTCTTCTGACATTTTCTATCCTTTTTTTAAATTATGTTTTCTTGTTTTACGTTTAATAGGTGATTTCTTGCGTCGTTACGGTCGTACTCCGGATTAAGAATCATAACGGCGTCAATTTTTGAAATTAACCCCATATCAATCTTGCGGCTAAGATCGTCCATGGTGGCTCTCATTTCTTCCGGTGATAATGGTATGTTGTAGTATTTAATTGAATAGCCGCTTTCCGGTAAATTAGTACCTAACCACATATTTGAAATTTTGGCGGAAATTGTAATTGTATTGAGATCGCCACGGCGCATGGAAGGCGAAAATTTGCGTTGTACTTCTCTTTGTGATGATCTACTAATTGCAATTGCATAGCCGGATCTAGGATCGCCGCTAGCTTTTTGCACGTCGGCCGCTTTAATCCCTGATAACGCCGCTAATCCTCTCTCATAAATCACGATAGCCTCTAACATTTTATCTATATCTGCGCCCGCCACATAGTGACCAAATTGAGGTTGTACTCCTGTCGCCTCGTCTAGATCTGGGGTGAACATTAGGATTGAACTCGGATCGGTTTCTACGACCCCTTTAGACTCTGTTCCGCTTGCCGTTTTGACTACGTTTAACCCTGCGACCTTGACGCCCAGGGCGTATCGTTGGGGGTGTGACGCGTCCTTGGCTAGGTGCCCCCAATAACTGTAAAATGTACTAGCTTGAAGAGATCCTTCTATTAATTCCCGGTTGTAATATGGATCAAATAGGCCGCCATGAATTTCTGCATGATAGAGAGAATATGGCAAAAATGGTTT